AGACTTTATTGGGTGCGCTATATGCCTATATGCATAATTTGATGGAAATATAAATAAAGATCCAGCACTTGGTTTAATTTTTATGTCAAAGTTAACAAACTCAATTTCTCCACCATCATATTCATCGTTTAAATAAAGAATTAAAGATATTGAACGTTTAGATCCAGTATCTCCATCATAATGTGACCTAAAGTATTGTGAGTCAGTATATTTTAGCAAATTGTTGTGTTCTGTATAATAAAATGGCTCATTGATATCAAAAATTTTACGATAACTACTTAAGCATTCTTTAGTAATACTATTAAACTTATCATCAATATTTTTTAATGATTCATTAAATTGTGAGGATTTTTTTAAAGACAAGGTAGAGTTTGTTCTTACTTGTTCTAACCCTTTAATCACTCCATCTTCTTCACTTTTGATTTTTGCTTTTTCAAAATATACCAAAGACTCTTGGTCTGAAGATATTGTATCTATAAACTTAATATCTTCAGCCAAGTTGTCCCATATATTTTCATAAATAGCGACTGCTCCAGCTAGTATTTTTGTTGGATCAATCATATTTAATATACCAATTACTTAACTTTATTTCCAAATTTAACCCAGACTCTTTCGTGAAGAAAGTAACCAACAGCTTCCCAACCAATATATAATAAGGCACCTAAGCTTGCATACTCCCATTCACCAGTGAATAGATAAATTACACCAGCGACACCAACCAAATGAAATGTCTCCCAGCTTCCTGTCTTTAGCAATGTTCTTTTAGTTGATTCCATTTACTTTACCTGGCTAGCATTCTTGCCACCACCAGATGACTTCTTTGCAGCAGGCTTAGCTGCTTTCTTAGCAGCATCTGCCGAAGTAGCCTTTACTGGTGTTGGTGCACTTGCTGCTATCTTGTTAAGCAATGGAGCATTCTCTTCACCAGTATAAACTGGACGACCCCAACCAACTACAGCGTTAACTAACTTCTTTTTGTTATTCTTAACATATGCACGAGTCTTTTCTACGCACATACCGCCATTGCGCTGGTCTCCCTTTGCAGTTCCTGAAGTGTTTCCCTCAATAACTTGGATTGTTCCATCACCATTGTTCTTAATGCAAAGACCAACATGTGAAATACGATTTACACCATCATCTGGGAAATCAAAATAGATCCAGTCTCCTGGAGTTGGATCGTCATTACGAGCATCTGACCAACGCTCCGCCTTCTTGAACCAGTCTGCTGCTGCAACTGTTGATGCAGACTTAGGGAATGACTTTACTCCCGCAGTGAATGCCGTCCAAGAAACAAATGACTGGCACCATGGTTGGAAGTTAACCTTAATCCATGCACCGTACTTTGTTTCGTTATCCTTTGGGCCTTCAATTGTGCCCACTTCTTTCTTTGCAACCTCAATGATTGCCTCTAGTGATCCTTTAATTGCCATTTTACCCCTCCTATAGGTATTTATCTATTATAGCATCAGGAGGCTTTGTGTGTCAAACGATAATGAGTTCTTATCCTATGACAGTTTGCACAGACAACCTCACACTTTGCTATTTCTTTTTTAATAGCTGCCCAAGAAAATCCATCATGAATCATTCTTGAGATATTGTATTTTTTGTCATGCAGGTGATCAAAATCTAAGACTATTGGATTAGTTACCCCACAGTCTACGCATCCAGAATTCTCTTTTATTTCTGAGAGTCGTTTCTTAAACTGTTGCTTATTATAATGCTCTAACTCCTTGTTAGTCATATTATATAAACAAGTATTTAGCTATTCAGAACAGACTTTTGGCCAGCAATTGCAGCTTCAATATCACTGCAAATTAAATCATATTCTTCTTGAAAGATCTTTTTAGATCTTCCTATGCCAATCATGACAGGATGACCAGCTTCAGTTAATGAATCCTTTAGGGTCTTCTCTATGTCGTAGTTTAATACTGTACAGTGGTAATGCTTAATAACATATCCATCTTTATCAATAAGATATTTTTCAAAATTACCGCCCATAGTTTCACCATTATCAAAACCAAGATTTAGCCACCAAGAGTAATAATCTTGTGATGGAGCTATTCCTAACTTATTATTAGCTTGCTTTAGCTCTATCATTTGACTAGATATTTCCTGATACATTGCGTGTACTGGAAGATTTTCTTGACCTAAACCATTTTTACCATGTGCTTGAGATACCTCTGGGTGTGGATTAGAACCAATCATTTCAGAATACTGGAAAGTTACACCATACGCATCTTTACCGTATTCTTGAGAGTCTAAACCACATGTAATACCTTCTGACCACTTGCCCTTTGTAACTCCTGGGCCACAGTAATCGTTTGTTGGAATAGCAACTATCTGGAAATCGTCTCCTCCATATTTTGCTTGAAGCCACTGTAAGACTTCTAACTGATTGGCATTACCGCAACCAACAGTAGTGTTAACAATCATTGTTACCTTGCCCTTGAATTGATCAAGGAAGTTAGGATTACCTTCAGCAGAGTTTAGTGGAATATCGTAAATTGATTTCATGTCTTGATTATATCATATGTTAAAAGCCCCACACAGGCAATTCACCTGACTTGCGCCACGGTCTCTATCCAATGGGTAACTAATCCATCACTAAGGTCCTGTGTGGGGACTATTATATTGTACTACTTGATTTTGATTGTCTTAGGCTTCTTTTCTTCAGGCACAACACGATCAACACTAATGTTTAGCATACCGTCCTTTAGTTCAGCACCAGTTACTTCCATATATTCACCAAGAGCAAATGATCGTACAAACTTACGACCAGCAATACCCTTGTGAACTACTTCGGCATCTGTTACTTCTGTAACTTCTCCTTTAATAATCAAGGTTCCATTATCTACTGATATGTCAATATTGTCCTTCATGAATCCTGCAACTGCAAGAGATAGCCTATATGTATCTTGATCTAGTTTAATAAGATCATATGGAGGATATGACTGTAGATTTGTCTTGTGTGCTGTATTTAAGCGAGATAGCTCCCTATTGAAGCCAATAAAAAATGGATCATTAAAAAGATCCATAGCATGTGTTACTACCATTTTTATTCCCCTTTCAAGCGAATAAGTTAGTGTATCCCCGTAGGCAATACATATATATTATATCATATATTCTTTGTTGCATAAACCTCTATAAAATCTTCATAATCCTTATTAAGTTCTTGGATAAAGTCAAGAGATCTAACCAATTCTTCTATATGAAGTCTATCTTCATGCTTTTCTCTTGGGTAGTGTCCATCATATCTGTCTTCCCATACCCTCCCAGAAAAAGATATACTTTTAAACCTATCCTCATAATTATCATTAAGCTTAATATTAAATCTTTTAGATATATTAAGAAAATTTGCTACGGTATTTTCTATGATGTCATCAAACTTTGCTATATATATATTGTCACTATTATTCTTAGCATACATCATATATTTTCTATAAAGATTAGATAGCTCTTTGGCAGTATCCCTAATAGATAAGTCTGTTGTATTTGAACTTACCTCAATCCGTTTATTTATAAGTGAAGATATTGAGTCCTCTGGTTTTCTAAAAACTGTAACGTTATATATTTCTTTTACGCTAAATATCTCTGGTATATGAACTGTAGCATAATCAGAAATTAATATCTCAGCTGAGACACGACCAAGATATACGTTGGCTGATCTTGGAAAAGAATTAAAAATAACCTGACTCATAGCAATCTCCTTTGTTGTTTGTTGCTGGTCCAGTAGGGCACGATCCTACAGCCTTCCGATTAACAGTCGGACGCTCTGCCAATTGAGCTATGGACCAAATCTTTATTTTTTACTGACTACAATTTTATCGTAATCTCCATGGACAAGAACCTCAATAGTTAAACCCTCTACAGTTACTTTTTCACCCTCATGTAGTAACAAGTCTGCTGAAGGCGGAGTCAAACAGGTGCTCCTAAGTACAGGTCTTTCACTTGGAAAGATTGGCTTAAAAAACTCTTCCCCATGACTTAATTTTGCGTCATAGGTATAAACAAGAACTCCATCTTTAATTATTGGATTTTTGCATGAAAACTTGGAAGATCTACGAGATTCAATGATTACCGCTTTCGTATCTGACACAGGAATTACTGCCATTTTTACTCCATCTTTTTGAGATGAAAGTGGCACGAGAGTTAAATTAGTTTGCTTTAAATTATCTTTAGATTTGCAAAAAATCTTTTCATTGGGCATCCAGCCAGCAACAAAACGAAGCCACCCACTCAGCTCTCTTGTAATTCCACTGTCATTTCCCATGATGTCCATGACTTGAAATGGACTTGCATTTCTTGATGCTCCAACATGTGGGATTGCAATTGCATGTCCAAACTCATGAGCCCAATAGGACCATATTTCTCTATCAGGTTTAGAGAAAATTGCACCAGCCATTGAAAAGGAACTGATTGGGCCCTCATTTGTAATAGAACCTTGCAGTGCTTTATCCCAAGGAAATCCTTGGATTGACTCTTTAACAACTGTTTGTGCTTCTGGCAACAAGAAGTTTATTGTTTTTACATTTGTAAAATTAAAAAATGGATCAGCACTTTTTAGTGCATCCTTAAATAGTTTCTCATTGTTACTTGAACTATTTAAATTTGCTGAAAGTGGAGTTACATAATCAGTAGATTTACCAGGAACTGTTACCCACTTATCAAGTACAACCCATTCAATTTTTAACTTTCCTTCACTGACAGTTGAATACCATTCAGAAAGTAGTTGCATTTGTTCATCTACTCTTGCTCTAAAGTTTTTTTCTCCAGGCAAATCTGGAAAATCAATTGGAATTAGGGCCCATTTAAGTATTCCGTTGCGTTGAGTCAATGGAGTTACAGATGGAAAGCCAGACGGTAAAGACAATATAGGTGCTTCTGGAGCATCCCAGCCCTTTCCAGTTCTTGGTCCTTTTAAATTAACTTCCTTAATCTTGCATAGATCAATTTTGTCACTTGGTTCAGACGGTGGTGTGTAAGTAATATTTTTTGTTGATGTGGGCGTTGGTGAAGGCGTAGGAGTTGGCTTAACAACAGGTGATTTTTTTACAGCCCATCTATAAACTTTTCCATTTTTTAAACATATTGTATTGTTTTTAACTTTATTTAAGTTAGACTTAGAGCATGACTTATTAGTAAACTCATACTCTTGAATATTTTTTTGAATAGGCTTTACTTCAACTGGTGCTTGGGTTGGTGCGAGCAAAGACGCAACTGTTACTGTAGATACACAAACTATACACATTTAAATTACTGCTCCTTTATTTTAAATACTACCTGGCAAGGATCTCCGCCAGACTCCCACTCTTCTTGCTCTTCATCACTCATGTATGGATCTCCATCATGAGTATTACAGAAAGGCTCTGTTATCCATCCACGCTCAATTCCATTATTTAGCCAGATTTCAAACTCATTATAGTCTGCTTCTGAACCTTGAATATCTTTTAATATTTTTTCAAAATCTTCATCCATAATATAAGTATACCCTTATGCAGTTAGAATGTCAACTGGACCAATACAAGATGTACTGTATGCAACCGCTGCATTTAATGCTAGAGTCAGACGACGCTTGGGATCTTTATGATTTTGGGTAGCATGAAGAGAACCCATAGCGAAGTCTGCCCCAGATCCTATAGCACAGAAATCTCTGTCATAGGAAACCAATGTAAGGCCATCTGCATCATGTTCATACAGCTTTCCTTTTACTCCAATCAATAGGGATAGTTCGCTATCTTTACCGCCAATATCCCACTCACTGTAAAATGATTTAAGTGATTTTAAGAATTTTCCATGCATAAACTTATCAGGGTTGCCCTCTAATGCAGGTGGAACAAAGTTGTATTGAATAATCTGTCCATCAAATGTTCCTGCAAAACCAAAAACATAAGGTCCTGACTTCCATACCTTTGGTTTATCAATTGGTACTATGTAGCTACCCTCAGAGGCACCACGTTCTCCAGCAAGGTATACCTTACCATCCTTCATTATTCCTGCAATACAAGTCATGCCTACCCCTAAGTTTACTGTATTACCAGTATACCAGAGGTAGGCACGAGTGTCAATTAACCTAAAATATGACTAATTAGCTTTTTTATCTACAGTTTTAAATGCATCATTTATTTCTGCGATAGTAAGCTTGCCATCGTCCAAAAAAGCTCGTGCCAGTCTTTCAATAACTGTTGCCACTCCTAATAGACCTGCAAGCATTACTGCCTGAATTGTATCAATTCCTACTACTGCTCCAGCACCAAGTACTGATAGACCAGAAGCAGCAAAGACTGCTACGATACGCATCAAAACATTTGTCAAAGCTTTTTGTGGGTGCTCCTTTTTTGGAGCTTCTACTACCTTTTTTCTAGTTGCCATTTTATTTTTCCTTTCGTAGTGGTATTGTGATTAGCCATACAACTGTGGTTGCAAGAACTGCAATCCCAACAATGTCTCTGGCTGATCCTGTTAATGTTAGCCATGCTATAAAGAAACCAAGAAGAGTAAAAGCTTGTGCGATTACTTCAACTCCAGCGTCTTTCAGCCATGTGAAGAATCCCTTCACAACTTTTTTGATTATTTTCATATTATCTCCTCATCCCAATCATTACGTTTGCAATCTGTGAAACAATGATTACTGGAATAATGACTTCCTGGGCCTTTTCTCTCTGATCATCTGTCATATCGCTACCTAATTCAGAGAAATTAGATAGTAATTCTGCTACGTCCACCTCAAGTACTGCTCCAATTGGGTCTGCTAAAAATGCTTCTGTTTGTACTTCTGTTACTGCATCTGCTAATGTAAATGGCATTGGTGTATCCCCTGCAGATTCTGCTCTGTCAGTAAACTCAACAAATGCTTCAGCAAGTGCTGGGTTAGATTTCATCTGCTCAGCAATTTGTGCAACTTCTGATGTTTTGATACCAAGATCTTCTGCAACTTCTACCTTTGCTTCTTGCGTCAATGCTTTAAGGGTTTGACTTACTGCTGTAATTTGTTCAGCAGAAAGAGTAACTAGCTTATTATCTTTGCTTGTAAGGTTAGCAATAACTCCAGACAAGTCTTCTGCTGTCCCAGTACCCTTTTCAGGAATAAGTTCTGCTAAAACTTCATCTTTAATTTCTACATCTGGCTCAGTCCATGGGTTTTCTTCAGGCTCAGGATCTGGTCCTGGTTCTGGTGAAGGTTCAGGCGTAGGCTCTTCTGTGGGTTCCTCAGTAGGCTCTGGAGTTGGTTCTGGAGTTTGTTCTGGATCTGGTGTAGGTTCTATTGTAGGTTCAGGAGTTGGCTCCTCTGTAGGCTCCTCTGTAGGCTCAGGAGATGGCTTTGGCGTAGGACTAGGCTTTGGTTCCTCTGTAGGCTCTTCTGTAGGCTCAGGGCTTGGTTCCTCTGTTGGCTCATCTGTAGGCTCTTCTGTAGGCTTTGGAGATGGATCATCTGTAGGTTCATCTGTAGGTTCAGGACTTGGTTCTGGGGTGGGTTCTGGGGTAGGCTCTGGAGTTGGTTCTGGAGTAGGCTGATTGGCTGCAGCGTTAGCTGCTGCCTGAGCAATAGCAGACTGAATCTCTCTTTGTAATTGTTCTTCATAGTAACGCCATGCGTTATCAATCGCACTATTAAGATTATTTATTGACTGCTCGTATGCATCTTCAGCATTATTTTTATTTTGCAATGCAGTGGCAACATTTAAAACTGCGTTGTTATATTCGTTTGTTTTATTAATTAATGTTTGATTATAATTATTTAATGTTGAAACTGCTTGATTATAAATATTTAGTTTGTCATTATATACATCTTGTGCTAAGTTCTTTGTAGCAAGTGCTTGGTTATAATCATTTATCTGCTCCTGTGTTGCACCTGGTCCAGAAGAAAATGTATTAAGGTTACAGCTAAAATTTTGTCCCCAGACTCTTGGATTTCCAGCATAGTCACATCCTGCTCCAGTCCATCCTCCAGGAATTGCCCATCCAAGATGATATGAACCTGGGCCTCCGCCGTTATACCACCATATTTCTACATCTAAAGTCTTGTCTTCACTAACATCATATGCTGGAGAATAGTCGCTCCATGTAGCACCTTGCTCTACCCAGTTATCAACGGCAAGTTGCCCATCAACATACATTCTAAACCCATCATCTGTATATCCTGCAAAGTAGGTTGATGTGAACCAAGACGGTACTGTTATTTGACCAGTGAACTTAACTATAAAGTTTTCGTATCTGTTACCACAAACTGGTAGTTGCATGTGGCTTGAGTTCCAAGTACCAGAACAAATCACAGATCCTGGGGTAGCGACATTACCCTGTCTAACAAGAGTATAAACAGTGTATTCCAAACCTGTTCCTCCAGCAGACTGCATGTTAGATTGTGCTGTTTGTAGATTAATGTTGGCTACTTCAAGTGCATCTAGTGCATTATTCTTATTAGTTAGGGCAGTGGCTATTGTGGCTGTTTGTCCATCTACCGCTGATTGGGCTAAATCTTTTTCTTCAAGTGCCGTGGTTTCTGCGTCAAGGGAGTCATCATATAGGACAGAGGTTTGTGTCTTGGCTTCTTCTGCAGATACGGCAAGATCATATTTGTCTTCTGCTTCTTGGATTAAGGATATAAATTCATCCTTGTATCCAAGGTCGTCTATGCTGTTGTTTAGTTCCTCAATTTGCTGAGCAGCAACTGTTAGTGGATCGTCAGAGTGGGCCTCTGTAGGGGCTATAAGAAGCCAAGCAAAGGCAAGGGTAGAAACTGTAAATATACGCAAGAGCTTTTTCAAGTGGTGTACTCTCCTCACACCTATTATATCAAATTATTCAGTTAGACATATAGGCAAAAAGAAAGGGAGCCAGTTTCCTGACTCCCAAACTTTTAAGTTATTGTTACTTAACTAAAGCAACCTTAGCCTTTGGATTCTTCTTGTTCCACTGAGTGGCCAACTTGTTAAATGCAGCCTTCATGGACTTAATCGCTGCAGCATTATCTGCAGTCAACTTAGCAATCTGTGCATCCTTAGCAAGAAGAGCAGCATCTGATGCAGTCTTTGCATCAGCAAGTGCCTTTGCACCTGCTGCCTTCTCTGTTGCTACAGCATCTGCAACTGCCTTATCTGAAGCAGCCTTTGCATCTGCAATTGCCTTATCTGATGTAGCCTTTAGATCAGCAAGTGCCTTGGCATGTGAAGCCTTTAGTTCTGCAAGTTCTGCAGTAACTATTGCAAGTGAAGCATTAGCTGCTTCCAACTCCAACTTGAACTGTGCGATAATCTTATCTGCAGCAACGCCTGCTTCTGCAAGTGCCTTTAGAGCGCTTGCTTCTGCCTTCTTTGCATCAGTTGCTTCTGCTGTTGCCTTTAGTAGGTCAGCATTAGCCTTTGCTAGGCTTGCTGCTAGGTCTGACTTAGCCTTAACTTCTGCTTCAAGCTGAGCCTTTGTAGATGCATGTGCAGCCTTCTCAGCAGCAAGTGCAGCCTTCTCAGCAGCAAGCTCTGAAACTAGATCACGAACTGCAATTTCTGCAAATGGTGAAAGTGTACGAGCAGGAAGTCCAACTACGTCTGCAGATGTTGCATCAGAAGATGTTGTTGGAGCAAATGTAATAAGTGAGCGTGTTCCAGTTGCTGGTAGTGTTGCAGTAAACTTTGCAACTCCAAAATCTGAAAGTGTTGCACCAGTTGTTACTGTTGCTGTATCTAGTGTTGCTGATGCAGCAAAGACTGCTGCTGTAATTGACTTACCAGATACCTTGTTACCAAATGCATCTGTTGCTGTAACTAGAATATCATGCTTTGTACCAGCAGCTCCTGCTGATGGAGCAGATACTGTTAGGTTGTTGATCTTTCCAGCAGTTCCCTGTACATAGTATGTAAGAGTTGTTCCACCGTTGTTGATTACAACTGTACCAATTGCTGTTGTCTTTGTGTAGACAAAAAATGTTGCAGTTGTTCCAGTACCTGTTGCAATTGTCAAAGATGATGATCCTGACGATGCTCCTACTGGTGCTGCTGATGTGTGTAGTGCAGACACGATTGTTGCGTTAGTTGCAACTGCAGTAACTGATGTTCCTGTTGCGACTGTTGCTACAAACTTTAGTGCATCTGCTGCATCAATTGTGTTGTCCTCTGGGACTGGCAATGAAGCAGGTGTAGCAATTACACCATTAGTTGTATTTGCTACAGAGTTTAGCGTTACTGCAACAGTCATTACCGTTGCATTCGCAGGTGCTGCTGCGACAGTTCCCAAAGTCATGGCTGCAGCCACGGCAAGGGCGATCTTCTTAAATGAATTCATTTTTCTCCTTGTTATATTAGTTTTAGGTTATCAAGAAAACTCTTGACATCTTCAGGCATTTGCCTGTCTTCCAATTCTACCATAGCTCTCTGCTGTCTTGCAACTTTATCCGCAGATCCCCAGGTATGAATCTCTATCTCAATATTCATTTCCTTTGGGGTATGAGAAATGGCACCAAATACTGCCCCGCAAACAGCATCTGCTAAGTCCTTAGACTTCTTTCTAGGGTGATCTACACGATTACCCTTCATGATCTTTAGTTCTGACATTTCCTCCAGAAGCAAGGGAATCATGGGCATAGCAATGCGCTCTTCATAGACCATCATTGCTAAATCTTCGTAGTGTTTTTTGGCAACAGAAACAGTATCAGTTCTTATTCCTACCTGCTTAAGTTCTTGCTGGATATCATATGACTGCCAACGGTCAAATGAGACAATTCCAATATTAAAACCTTGTCTTCTTAGATTAATAATCCACTGCTTTACCTCAGATAGATTTACAGGTCCTTCTGCTTTTGGCTCCCACCATGCTACTGCATCTACTACAACTATTGGTGCTACCTGTTCATAATCTTTAATTACCTGAATATTTACCCACTTGTCAACGTGAGCAATAGCAACAGCACACTTATCGTGTTTTTGTGCAAGGTCAGCATGTATATAGTATTGTTTATCTGGATCTGGCTTAAAGTTTTCTGCAAACCTTCTAAAACTATCAACAGGATTTGTTAAGGTCATACAGTTAATAAGCTTATCCTTTTGCTTAAAAAATGCATCAGATGCATAGGTTGGTGTGCATAAGAAACGCATCATTGCATCTCCTAGGTCTGTTAGAAAAGCAATCTTAAAGTCATCAATCTGTCTTGTTGGGTTTACATCCCATGTTGGACGCTTTAATGCTAATACTTTTGGAATCTTATAAGACAAAATATGATCTTCATCCCAAGATATCTCAAAATAGTTATCAGGGTTATCGTGTGGCAGGTCTTCATTTATTATGAATCTGTGTGTTTTTTCTACTACTTCCTTATCAGCAATAACTGCATCATACCGTTGAGAAATAAAGTCTCCTGGATATCTTGGGAATGAAAGCAAAACAACCTTACCAAGATCAGGGAAACGAGAGTCTACAGTTCCACGGAAAGCTTTATAGATATTGTCAGCAGTTTTTCCTTGTTCATTTCCTGTTGCTACCTCTGATGCAAAACCAGAAATTTCATCAAGTACAGCCATAAACAAGTTCAAACCCTCATGTGATTCACGCTCTGAGTGACCAGAGTAAACTGTGATTGATTTATCAAACTCAATTGAGTCTGCTTTTGGATTATACTTTCCTGCAAACCATGGCGATCTTTCAATCTTTGATTTAAAACCTTTAAAGAAGACATTCTTAGCCTGTTGAGCGTTAATGGCAACGTTAATGATATCAATAGCATCTCCTGCAGGCTTACCATAGTAAACTGCTGGATCTTTCAAACATAGCATCTTATACACCACATATGCACATGCTACTGTAGATACGAAGTCTTTTCCAGATCCCTTGCCAAGTTGCAGGATAATCTCATTCTTGGTGTATTTCTTAAAGTATTCTTCACCATCGTCACCACGAATATCTACAACGTCTTCTTTGCGGTATATCTGACTCATGGCTTCAACTATGTCATACTGTATATCAGATAGTGGAGGTTGCCCAAGATAGTCTGGTGACTCAACAAATGTTTTTGCATCAACAGGCTTCTCAACAAAATGATTTTCTTTTAGTACCTCAAAGAAATCATTGAACATCGTGGACAACAGTAATCACTTCTCCTTCTTTTGCAATAGCAGATAGCCGTTGCATAATAATATCTCTCACTTCTGGATTAGTAGAAGCAATATCACGAAGAATTCCAACAAGAACTTCTTGTCTTCTCTCAATCTCAACCATTTCTTCAGCAAGCTCTTTGTTCTCAAGTAATCCAGCTTTCTGCAACATATCAATACGTTTAGACTCAATGTCCATCACTAATTTAATAGCAGCAGTTTTTGCACTAAGATTATTTGTCATGGATGCTTCATCAATAACTTCATAAGATTTTAATATTAGCTTGCTATAGTGTGCATCAGCGCCAGCGAGAGCATCTTTTGCACGAGCACGAATTGCAGTGTTATTTGATGTTTTTTCTTTCCATTCATCAATGTATGCAACCACACGTGTTCTAGGTATTGCTAACTCTTTAGAGATTGTCGTTGGGTCACTACCTTTTAGATATTCGCTAACAACATCATTCATTACATCAAGGTGTTTTACGAGCTCTTCTTCACTTGACATACTTTCCCTCTAGTCTATTGATTTCATCTTTGATATAGAATATTGCTTTCTCAAGGTCCTGAATAGTTTTTGATTCATCTTTAAGCCCTGCACGCCACAAATACTTAAAGGCATTACCAATGTTAAAGTTACGATGACGTGTAATCTCTATGCACTCAACACCAGATGGGTCTGTTGTATAATGACGTGGGTGATTGACTTGATCTACCGTGATATTTAAATTATCACTCATTATTTTCCTCTTCGTCATCTTCCCAATCAAATGCTTCTGGCATACCCTTGAGTGCTGTAACAACATAGGTTAGACCCACTGCACCCGTAACACCTAGACCAATAAGAACTCTTTGTAATTTATTCATCGTCTACTCTTTCTTAATCCGAATTTAGCAAGGTAAACATAGATAGTTTCTACGCTTGCCCCACACTCTTTTGCAATCTCTTCTGGCGACTTCTTATCAATAAGAAATCTTTTTTTTAGCCATACTTCTGATGTATATAGTTTACCAGCCATAGTATTATTTGTCAACTCCTATTGCTTTACTCCAGTTAGATAGAGCCCAATGACCAATACCGCAAGCATCTGCCACATCGTTATCACTAATAGTTCTATCATAAATAGTATTAATAAATCTTATGGTTCTTTCTTTTCTTAGGTTTCTTTCGTAAGACTTGTACCAAGAAACAGACTTTCCAGGATTTGTAGATCTAATTACAAGCTGCTCTTCTTTTGATATCTTTTTGTTACCAATAAAGTTTTGCCATGTAATTGGGGAAACCTTACCTATGATTTGTGTTCCAGTTTGTCCTGCTGATCCAAGAATAGCTCCTTGAACCAAGGCAAGGTCTGCAGCAGTCTTAGGGCTATTCATAAATACTGTGTGCTCAATAATGATTGCTTCAAAGCCACCGTATATATCAAAAAAAGCTTTTACTTTTTTTCCTGCATCCATGACCTTTTCATAGGTATCTTTACCTTCAAAATTAATTTTGCCCACTGTTACTATGCTTTTTGTAAATGTATCAAAAACTGAAAATGCAAGACTATTAGTGCTAGCATCAATAGCACAAATTCTTTTAGGCATAATTGGAAAACCCCACTTAGTCTTGTTCATACTCAATAAATCCCTTAATCTCTTTTAACATTTTATCAACTGCTTTTTTGCTTACATTACAGTTAGCACAAAAACCAGAGTCGTTGTAAATAGAAAGAGAAGTATCGCATCCGCCCAAACATCTACGATCCTTCCCCTTCCTTTTTTGTCTACGAGTTACTTGATATCTTTCCTTAATCTTATCTTTTGTAGCAAGGTCTCTGCACTCAAGGCTGCAGTATATTTGATAACTGACCTTGGGATCAAACCTATTGTCACATCTGCTACAAAGTTTCACTCAATTCCTCCAGAGAGGCTATCTTAACTACGCCTGCTCCTGCTTCATCACATGCTTTTTTGATTGGACAGTTCTTGCAAACCTTGGAGTTTGATCTGTAATTCTTGGTTGGAAGTTCTTTAACTTCCCAAGACTTACGGACTACTCTCATCCATTCAAATGCTTCGTCAATCCACTTTCGGTAATGATCATTTACCTCAACTGGAATTACAAGAAGTTCATGGTTATTTTTATTTTCATAAATAAGAACACCCTTTGCCTTCTTAAGAATCTTCATATAAATAAGTATCTGCACAACGTGACCCATCTTTGGCTTACCTGTACGCTTACGATACTCAAACACTTCATTATTAGTTGTCTTAACCTCAACAACAACCTCTTCGCCCTTCCAATTAATAAAGTTATCTACATAACCAAAAATTGGAGGATCGTCATTGAAAATCTTAAACTCTGAATCAATTGAAATACCAGAGTTCTTAAATGCTGTCTCAATTCTTCCATGAGCAAGAGTTCCATTAGTCATATTAGCTACTGCATATGGATCAGAGTTATCCTCAAATATTGCTCCTTCAAATGCAAGGTACCAATATCTAGGACATTCTCCATGACCATAAGCAATAGTAGAAGGACCAAAAGTTTTCTTCTGTGTATGCTTAGGCTCACGCCCAACTAGATATCCAGCCTCAATAGCCTTTACAAGCTCTTGTGCATCAATTTGTGCTGGTGTCTCAACCTCTTTAATCATGATCTGCTTTAGTAAATTTTTTGTCATTGTATTCCTTTGTTTATATAAGTATACCAGGTTAGCGCATGATATATTTGAGTGCTGAGACTAAGTTATTGATTGATTCTGCTGCTGTATAATAAATATTCTTCTTTGCCCTGTCATTTTTGTCTACATTAGCCATCCAGGTAGCCTTGAAAGCCATCTTTGCTGCTATAGCCTGTAGTCTGACTATTTCTACCGTTGCTACATTTAGAGGAATATCTGGCTTAATAATGATCTTAGCAATAAATGTTAAAGCCTGTGTAAGCTCTTCATCCTGCATATACTCAGCTATTTCAGATAGTCCGTTTACCATTTCTATTGTTGTTTGTTCACTCATTTTCTTCTCCTATTATTTGTTCCATTATTTCAAACTCAGTTATCATTAATCGTACTTTTGAATTACCATCTCCAAGAACAACAAGTATTGCTGGATCATTGCCATTTCTAATGGCATCTGTAACAGCCTTAGCCCACACATCTTTATTCAATGTAAATGACTTAGAGCATTCTTTAAAATCTACAGTAAAGTTTTTCCAAGTAGCATCTCCTTTATGTGTATTACGTCCAGAATTTTTGTGCTGCTTAGCACCAATTCTTTTACTTTCCGCTCTTTCGCTCAAAATCTTTCCTTGTCATAATAATAGGTACTTTTGATATATGTTTGTTAGAACACATCCAAGTTAAGTCTGCACTTTCTTTCCACAATCTTAAAGATAAAACTTCTTCTCCACATGTCTTACAAGGAAACTTACCTGAGAATATCTTAA